CCTCCCATTACTTGACCAGCTCGTCCTCGCATGGATGCCATCACAAGGTTGTCATACTCCAGATCAAACTGCATTGTGCTTGCAACTTGCTCACCAATGTCATTAACTTCAATCATTACAAACGCTTGATTATATGCTCGCGCAACGTCATATATTTTTGATGGAAACAGTAAAGGTTTAATCTCATTATCTCTATACTTTGCGACAACTTTATACGGTATCTCTGTTACATCAATAACCACAAATGCAGAATAGTCATTTGCTGTTCCTCTAGAAACATCAGCGGTTATAAAATATGTATGACCATCCTCTGGATTTGCATGTACATCAAGGCCAGCATTACTCTTTAAAGGTGTTCGATAGGTAAGAGTTTTAAGCTTTGCAGGAGACACAAGAGTATCAATAGAACCCAAAAACTCACACTCGAATTCTGTATTAAACTGTGCCTCTGATGTGTTTTTAATTGTCTGTTCTTTCCACGCTTCATCTCGGCCAGGAACTTCACTCCAATGCACCTCAATTGGAACGTATTCGTTTCTCTGTTCCTCTGCATCTACCCACAACTTATAAAACATGTTCATACCATGTGGTGTAGAAACAATCATTACTTTTGTTGTTTTACCGGATGATATTGTAGGATATACTGAAGAGAAGAATTGTTCTGCAACGTTTGCTGGGACGTAGGCAAACTCGTCCAAAAATATGATATTATAAGAACCCCCACGAACAGCACTAGCACTGGTGGAAGAAGCCAATATTTTAGACCCATTTTCTAACTCCAAACTTCCTTTGTTCCAAGACATGACCCCCTGTTGCAACCATTTCGGTAAATGTTCATATGCAAGTTGCAATCGTCCTAACAAATCTCTCGCAGTCGCAGCCTTATTTGCAAGGATTGCCACATTAACAGTTGGATTAAATAAAACATAATGAAGCAAATAAGCGATGATAGTAGTGGATTTACCTGATTGCCTAGGCAGTTTGCATATGGTGAAACGGTTATGATGGAACGTTCCTACCATTTCTTTTTGGAAGTCATACAGCTTGAATGGCACTAGACCCTCGTCCAGTGACACAATCATAATATAGTTTTCTATAAAGTATTGTGGGTCATCCATGCACCTCTTATACTCTTGAAGTTCCTCTTTTGTCCATTCTCTCTGAACATTAGCCTTCTTGAGGTTTGGATTTCCTAGATAGTTCTGTTCCATAATATTATTTAGTTAAACAAGTTTATCACACCTCTTCATCTACCGTCACTTCTTTTGTAATACCACGATCTTCATTTATTTTGTTTCGTCTTGCTGCTTCTGTTGAGATAGTTGAATCATTTGCAAATTCATTTTTAGTAGCTTCACTTGAATACACAGAAGTATATGTCAATACTAACCCATTACCACTTGAACTCACAGAAAATGATGTTCTTTTTCCAGTATCATCATAATTTGTTTTTATATAATTTATTACCTCGTCGCTCATTGTTTCAAAAGGAGTATTAGCGTTTGGTATTGTGCGAACTTGAACTTTTTTCCATGCCATAATTGTTTCCTCTTTAAAGTATTTATATAAACTTTATCATATGTATATTTATTCTATATTTTTTAAATTTCGTAAACAGGTGTTAATCGGTCTTCACGGTTATAATCAGAGGTTTTGCTTGTTCGTTGAAAATCAATAGAGAGTTTTTCGCAAATTATCTTAAATGGGCTAGTGTATATACCCGAATCAACTCCATACCCTAAATTCACATCTTCTGATAAAGTGTGATCTGTACGATCCATAAATTCCCATCCCCTTAATTTTGGACGAAACTGTAAACCAAGCTCAATAAATGCAAGGTTTTTACCTTCAAAATTTTTATAAGATTGAATATATGGTGAAATTGAGTGTTTATACATATAGTATCCATATAGAGCAGGATTATAAAGCGAAAAAATTAACAAACTATCTTGTTCAATAGAAGAATCAGGTGAATTAGGTTTGGAAAAAGAACTTGTTGCGGTATAACCAATTTTTTTCCCATTATCATTTCTCATTACAAAGTTTCCCATCGCTGTAACTACTTTACAACTATGCTGTCGTGAGTATTGATTAATATTTTCATTTAAAAACATACTACCGAATAAGCCTGGTCTTTTATAATATATGCCATCTTTTAAAGTTATATAACCTCGTCTTTTAACTATATCTTCAAGTCGATCACGGTCATATATATCATCAATAATTTCTAATTTTAATTCATTTGAATCACAGAAACTTTGCGTATAGAACTCTTCTAGTTTATTAGTTGTTAATCCATTATCATCAATATAGCCATGACGATAGAAAACACAATGCGGTTTAATCCCTGCATGAAGAAATCCTAGAACTGTTGATTGTGAGTCTATTCCGCCACTTAAAAACACTACATAACTGCCCTTATGGTCAGCATGTATATGTGTTGCAACTTCAGATAAACTTTCCTTCAGACTAGTTTTTCGTGGCTCCACATCGCCGTTAAATATAAATTCTTCTCGTTGATAATATTCACACCACATTAATAAATCTATCCTCTATATTAGTCTTAAATTCATATAAACGTACCCTTGAATCTACGGACTTTAATCCAGTGCGTTTTATCTTTGAATCTATGCCCATAGCATCAAGAACAAGACGAGAGGGAGTATTTTGAATCCTTCCCCTATAAGACTTTGCAAAGTTTATTTTTGATGCTGTACTGTAGTCGTTAACTGTATCTAGAAACTCCCATCCACTAAATTTATGACGGAACTCAAAACCTAATTCGGTATAGGCGAGATTCTTTGGCTCGTAAAGTTGTAAGATTTGAATCTCCTTTGTTTTCTGATGAACATATTGATAGTATCGAAATACATGACAATCTATTAGATCAAAAGGAACAACAACTGTCGGGTCAACCCCATATAGTAGCCCAGCATCTGGTCTAAAGAAATCACCAAAGCAGATTTTTCCAGAACGAGACATTGAAAATGTGGAATGTCCAGTGATTATACTACCTTTAAAATTTTTATCTTTTATAAAATCTCGTAAGGCTTCTGAGAAAAACATAATTCCAGTTCCTGCTGTATTATTAAAATAATTACTTTGAAAAACAACATCTTGTATACGATCTTCGTCAAATTCTGCTTCAAACACTTCAAGTTTTAAATTATGTTCCTTAGTAAACAAAGAGGCGTAAAAGAACTCTTCTTTATTCCATCGAATACTACCATCTGGTAGTCGGTAAATAAGTTTTAAAAAGACACAGCGAGGTTTTATTCCAGCAAGAACAAATCCATATGCTTTTGTTTGACTATCAATACCACCTGATAAAAATATTATGTAATTATCAATTTTGCTATGAAGAGATTCTGCTTGTCTTTTAAGTGATTCTTTACAATTTTGTGGAATATCACAAGAGTCATATATATCTTGATCTACTACTAAATTATCTTTATCATAAGAATACCATTTTGCGAATTGTTTCATTTATTTTTCTCTCATAATTTAATGTATTCTCTGCTACCAAGACCACCCATCTCGACCACTCTCCCTTTAGATTTATTGGCGTCCTCAGTTGACTTTTTACTACAAACTTGTTTACACATGGGTATAGGAAAACTTTCAAAACTCATAGGTAAAATTTGTGAAAACCAATCATTTTGTAAAATTTTTATAAAATCTTTATCCCAAGCTTTTTCTTCAACAAAAGAATTCATCGTAATATCACGATCTAAATCAGAGGGAACCCAACAACAAGGAAAGACGCTTCCAAAAGAGTCAATATAAATCATATTATTTTTATGAGCAAGACAGTGAATCTTTCCCGACTCATGTGGTTTAGTTGAATTAGTATCAAAATTTTCTAGAGTGTAGTTTTTTCCCTTCCAGACATAATTTATTTTTTCTTCTCTGGTATTATTAAATGATAAAAAACTATGAAATCCCATCTTTCGTGCAAGTTCTTTTGCATCTTCTAATTGGTGAACATTGTGTTTAAACACAATGAACTGCCATATTGCAACACCACCTTGATCTATGAAGGCTGCAGCATTTTCTATCACTTTTTCAAATGATGTATTCACCCTGTAAATATGACTTGTGTCTTTCAGACCATCTATACCAAAAACCACACCAGGCTCAACACCTTTACATAATTTACCATACTCACTCCACCATTCTTTTGTTCTTAAAGAACCATTTGTTCTTACATCAAATTTGCCTTGTGTTTTATTTAAGACTGATGATAATGAATATTCTGTGATTTCAAATATGTCTTTTGCGATTATAGGATCGCCCAAGTTACCACACAGTAATATTTTTCTGATATTATTTTTATTATTATAGAATATTTTTTTATAGTTGTCAAGAGTTATTTCAGATAAATTTAAATTTGGGTCTTGGGTCGGAATGTCATTATCTAGAACAGTTCTTGAACAAAGAATACATCTAGCATTACATCTATTTGTCAATTCAAAATGAATAACAAAATCCCTACCATAATCATACAAGTTACTTTTCCTTTAACATCTTCTGCAACTCAGCAGTGCTCCCTACAAATAATGCGTTAGTAACATTTTTAGGCGCGTTATTGGGAACCTCTTTTAACTTCCTCATTTTCTCTTGAAGGTCACCAAGTTTTTCAGTGACCTCAGCCACCTGTTTGATGAGGTTTCCGGCAACCTCATATGCTCGTGGATGGTCCGATTCTTT